GTATAAGATTACCTTCGGGTAAGCCTATGCCACTATACGGAACTGCATGGTCTATTAAGACTATTGCAGAAAGTAACGATCAAGGTAGTTGGTATAACTATAAGGTTGATCGTGTGACTGAGATATCAAAAGAACTAGAAGCTATGATGTTAGAGGCTAGAACTATGTATCAAAGTTTTAGAAAAGGGGAGATTAAAATGGCTGCCGCTTCTGCCGATGAGATGGCATCGAACAAGTCGGGAGAAGAAGTACCGTTTTAACAACTAGAGCCGTGGCTACGTCCTCCAAGTCACGGCTCTTTTTCTTTGGAGTGAAGAGTGAATTTAGCAGAAGAATTATTGAAAGCATTTGAAGGCTTTCGAACAGCACATGGTCAGACGGAAGTATCTACACAACGTATGGCTGGCAAACAAAAAGCGAAATCTTACATTGTAAGAAATCCATTAACACTAGAGTTAGTACAAAGACACATAGATGGAAAACAAGGTGTTGGTGCTATACCTATCAATGAAGATAACAAGTGTAAGTTTGGTGCTTTAGATATAGATCAATACCCTCTTGATCATAATGATTTAATAGATAAACTAGAAAAATTCAATGTTCCGTGCATCGTGTGCCGAAGTAAATCGGGAGGGGCACACATATTTTTCTTTTTTAAGGAGTGGATGAATGCGAGTGATTTTAGAGACAAGGCTGCTGAAATATCTGCTGCTCTTGGGCATGGTAGGTGTGAAATATTTCCGAAGCAAGAACAAGTTCTTGTCGAGAGGGGCGATGTTGGTAACTTCATTAATTTGCCGTATTTTGACTCTGAGCAAACTTTCCGCTATGCGATCCTTAAAAAAGAAGGAGAGTACAAGGATGCATCGTTACAAGAATTCATCGAAGAAATACACAGAATAAAAACAGATCCGAATGATTTTTTAAAGTTACCCATTGGTGGACCAGTTGAATTATATCCAAACTATGTTCCATGCTTACGTTCTTTATTGTCGGTAGGAATATTTGAAGGGGGTAGGAATAGAGCTGCATTTCATCTTGGAGTTTTTCTACAGAAAGCTTTTCCCGAGGATTGGAAGTCTAAATTAGAAGAGCATAATGCAAAAGATTTTACTCCACCTCTAACTGCATCAGAAGTTGTTGCTATACAAAACACACTAGAGAAGAAAGAGTATCAGTATCTTTGTAAAGAAGAACCTATGTCGTCTCATTGTAATCAAGGTGTTTGTAGAACTTTAAAACATGGAATAGGTGTTAGTTCTATGCCAACAATTAGTGGACTGTCTGTTATCTTATCGGAGCCTAGACTATGGTTCGTGGATATAGGTGGGAGAAGACTAGAACTTACAACGGATGAGTTACAAACACCAAGACTATTTCAAAGAGCATGTATGGAACAATTAAATTTCATGCCCCCTAAACTTAAAGATAGTTTATGGGAAGAACAAATAAATAATTTATTAGAAAACTGTAATGAAATAAATGTACCCGAGGAACTTACATACAAAGGTCAATTTATATCTCTACTAGAGACATATTGTACGGGCAGAATTCAAGCACAAACATTTGAAGAAGTTATGTTGGGTAAACCTTATACTGAACCCGAAGAAAGCAAGACCTATTTTAGGCTTGAATCTTTGATGGAGTTTATGAGACAGAAGAAATTTGATGTTTATACCAGAGCACAAGTACAAGAGAGACTGAAAGAAATAAACAATGGCGATAGTTCTGTTGTCAAAAGATTTAAAACATCAACAGGTAACTCAAAAACAATTCGTGTTTGGAGTATTCCAGAGTTTGCTTCAGAGATTGAGATTGAAAGTATTAAAATAGAGGCTAGTGAGGCTCCGTTTTGAAGAAGAAATATAAAACATGCATCGAAGTTTTAGAAGAATATCAACACACTTTTAGAGTTGTTGAACAATCTATTAGAAAACAACCTTACTCTTTAACTAGAAAAGAAAGAGCAGAGTTAGTATTCTATCAAGAGATGAATAGAAATATAGAGATGATAAAAACTTACATAGAAACAGGCGAAGAATCTATAGATTGGACTAAGTGGGCATGAAAGAAACGGCAATCTTTGGACCTCCAGGGACAGGTAAAACAACAACACTGATTGATATTATCAAGAAGAGCATCCAAGACGGAATGGATCCTACTAAGATAGCTTTCATGTCTTTTAGTCGTAAAGCGGCAACTGAAGCTAGAGATAGAGCAGCTATTGAGCTAGGTTTAGATACTAAACAAATGTTGTATTTTAGGACACTACATTCACTCGCTTTCACATGGTTAGGATTAGATACTAAAAAAGTATTTAAAGGATCAGATTACAATGATTTAGGAAAGCTTGTTGGTCTGGAGTTTAGATCTGCCCCTACACTTAATATAGAAGAGGGACCTTTATTTCAGATAGGAGCAGGTGGAGACAAGTATATGTCCCTTGTGCAAATGGCTCGTGTAAGAGAAATTTCTCTCGAGCAACAGTTTAATGATGCTTGGGATCATACATTACATTGGCAAGAATTAAAAAAATTAGATAAGGCATATCGAGATTACAAAGAGGCTAAAAACAAATTAGATTTTGTTGATATGATTGAAGAATTTATAAGACAAGGAACGTCCCCTAAGTTTGATTTACTTATAATTGATGAAGCTCAAGACTTAGCCCCACTGCAATGGAAGATGGTCAAAGAAGTTTTAGTTCCCAACTCTAAAAAAGTTTATTATGCGGGGGATGACGATCAAGCAATCTATACATGGATGGGTGTGAAAGTTTCTGATTTTTTAAATTCATGTGAAGATAAATTATTTTTAAAACAATCGTTCCGTGTACCGAGTGCCGTGCACGATTTCTCTCAGAATTTAATAAAAAAAGTCTCTACCAGACAAACAAAAGATTGGCAACCCGCTAAAAAAGATGGCACCATAACATGGCATCGAGATATACTTGATGTAGACTTAACTAGTGGCGAATGGTTGGTACTTGCAAGAACTAATTATATCACAAACAAAGTATGTAATCGTCTCAAGGAAGATGGGTATCTTTACTGGAGAGAAGGCACTGGTTGGTCTATTTCCCCCAATGTTATTAATGGAATAGAGGTATGGCTTAAACTATGCAAAAACCAAAGCTTGTCTGCATCAGAACTGAAGAACTTTGCGAAAATATTGAACCCCAATATTATATCCAAGTCTGGGAGAAAAACCCTATCCTCCCTAGATCCCGAACAAACCTATACTCTAAACGATATTATAGAGAGTTGCTCTTTGAACGTCTCACACGAGGCACCGTGGCAGAAAGTCTTGAAAGTCTCGGATCAGGAGACAGCATATATAATGTCAGTGAGGAGACGAGGGGAGAGGATACTGACGGGGACTCCGAGGATTCGGATATCGACAATTCACAAAGCCAAAGGTGGAGAGGCGGATAACGTAGCTTTACTTCTTGACTCAACGAAGGCTTGCGTAGAAAGCTTAGATCAAGATTCTGAGATAAGAACTTTCTATGTAGGAGCAACTCGTGCTAAAAAAACATTGCACTTAATCGAATCAAATGCGTTATATAGGTTTAACATATGAAAAAAGATAGAGAATTTTTCTTACGAGAAGCAGAGAAACTGATCAATGGACAGAGAGCCAAGGAGTATGGACCTGCTAAAAAGAATCATCAACGTATAGCCGATATATGGACTATATTATTAGACAAAAAATTAAATGGTACAATCACTCCAGAAGAAGTTGTGGCTTGTATGATAGGTGTCAAGGTAGCAAGACTTGCTGAAGACATATCAAAGGACGATTCGTGGACAGACGTTATCGGTTATGCGGCACTAGGTGGAGAAATTATAAATGACAAATCATGATCAATATCATTTACTAGATCAAGATATAAAAGATGTGTCTTGGGGGAACATAGATTCTGATTGGGAGCCACCTCAAACACTTCCAGATTTATCTCAACATAAAACTATATCTATTGACTTAGAAACAAAAGATTCAAATCTTTTAACTCTTGGGCCTGGGTGGACTAGAAAAGATGGACACATAATAGGTATAGCAGTTGGGGCTGGAGATAGTGCTTGGTATTTTCCTACGGCTCATAAGGTAGGAAACATGCCAAAGAATGCTGTTTACAATTGGTTAAAAAAACTTTGTGCCGATACAACAATAAGTAAAGTATTTCATAATGCTTTGTACGATCTAGGCTGGCTTAGAGCGGAAGGCATAGAAGTAAAAGGTAGAATCATAGATACTATGATTGCAGCTCCTTTGTTAGATGAGAATAGAAAATGGTATAATTTAAACTCTCTTGCTCGTGATTATTTAGGTGAATATAAGGATGAGAAATTACTGAAGTCTGCGGCAGAAGAGTTTGGTGTGGATCCTAAGTCTGGAATGTGGCAACTACCTCCTAGG